CGTCTGCAACGATCATGTATATTTTAGAATGATTGGCAAACTTAATGAAGTCACCAGCTTTGAAAGCATTTGGGTTGTTGTTTTGATGTCCATCTATTGATATTGAAGTTGCACCAACAGCATGAGAACCTACAACTTGTATAGTTCCTGTCTCATTACCTCTAGCATTTTTAACTTCTGGTGGGATTATAGTGAAATTTTCTTTGCCTGATCTTTGTTTGATTATAAACGCCATCAACTCACCATAAGCATCATTTCTTTTTGCCGTAATAATTTTAGCTGTAAAACCAAATCTTTGGCCATCTATTTGTCTTGCTAATTTTTTACCACTATCTGTTAATGAAATAATAGTATTTTGTGATGATCTAATTCCCATAGTTGAGAATTTAGATGTAGATATTGGAAAAGCACCTGACATTATACTACTGCACCTCTACCTTGTTCATTTACTGCTTGATTTATTAATGATGATATTGCACCTCTTGATCTGAATAATAAATCTTCAAAACCAGAAGCGTCTAATGTACTTATGTTAAAATTTACTACTGTTCCCTCACCGCCAGTTCCTCTTGCTGATTGTGTTATTTGTCCTGTTTGATTTGGTATAAATAATTCTGCACCTCTTTCACCAACAACTATTGGTTTTCCTTTAGATACTGCACCACCTTTATCAAATCCTAATAAACCACCAAAGAAACCACCAAATCCGCCAAAGAAACTTGACATTTTAGAAAACATAGCTTGTTTTTGTTTTTCTCTTGTAATCATTTTTTCTATTAATAATTCAGCACCTTTTCTAGCGACTATTTCTATAATAGCACTTAAAACATTTATTGCCAAAGTCTGTGCCATATTTTTAAAAGTATCTCTCAAACTTTGTCCAAGTATCACAGCTTTAGCCAATCCTCTTGACATATTTTTAATACCACTATCAACTGTATCTACTATAATGTTTCTAATATCTGATGTTTTATTTTTTAAATTTTCTAATTCTTTAGAGTTTAATTCTTTAAATCTTTCCATAGCTTTTTCAGTAGCTGATGGAACTTTGACTGACATTTCGTGTTCAAAGTCTCTTAAAATTTGATTACTATATTCTATTTCTTTATTTACTTTTTTTATTGGTTCTACTTTTATTGGTATTGATAGTTCGCTTTCAAAAGGTTCTATTTCAGGAAATTGTATTAAAGGTTTTTTTCCAAACTTTTCACCAAGTTCTTCTGCTTTTTCTATCGCTTTTAAAATTATTGCTAAACCAACAAAACCTTTTTTACCCAACATAAATGCACCGAAAATTCCAGCTTGTTGTATTACTGCTGGTAATGAGTTAAAAGTTTCTACTAAACCTACAAAAGAGTCTTTTACTCTAATTAAAAATGGCACTAAATCTTTTCCAAGTTTTACAGCACCAACAACTGCGTTTGCTAAAGTTTTTCCAACTGCTACCGCAATATCTTCAATTTGTTTTGCGTTCTCTGCTAAAAATTTATCTAAGTCTCCAAATTGATTTTTAAGTTCTTCAAAAAATCCAGCTTCAAGTAATACTTTTTTAAAGTTAAATATTTTATCACCTATCATTGATAGAGTTCCCTCAAAAGTACCAGCTAACTCATCTGTTGCACTTCCAAATCTTCCACCTCTACCAAATACTTTCTCAAAAGCTTTTACAGTTTCTTCAATTGAAACTGTTGCACCAGCTTTGAAGCCAAGCATATTTCTTACACCTTTTTCTCTAAATAAATCTGCCGCACCAATACCAGCACTAAATGATCTTTGTATCTGTTCTGCCGCAGTTCTAAAATCTAATCCTGTTGTTGCCGCTACATTCCCTGTTATCTCCAACATCTTTTGAAGATCATCTGCATTATCTGTAACTGTCGCTAATATTCCTGATCCTGATTGTATTTCTTCTAAAGAAAAGGGAACTTGTGATGCAAACTTAGTCATGTTCTCAAAAGCTTTTGCACCCTCGTTGGTATCTTTAAGTAAGAATTTTAATCTTACTCTTAAATTTTCTAAATTTTTTCCTGTATTGACTAAATTTCTAACTACTAATCCAGCACCTAAACCTACAAAAGCACTTTGTAGATTAA